GCTTAACTCACTCGCTCGAAGAAGAAAAGACCATTGATATTGACGGTCTTTTTTTTGTTGGGAATTCGCAAATGCGGTTTCCGAGGGATGCCGAGTTTGATCCCGAACCGCAAGAGGTCGTTAATTGCCGATGCGCTTGCGAATATTCGTGACTCGTGAAATTCACCGTAAGGGTGTTTCAAATACAAAAACGAGAGAGAACTCAAAACACAAGCATAGTGAGAGAACACTTATAAAACGCAGAAAGGGAAAGGTACAAGTGAATATGGCAGACAGAGAACTAGAACGCAACTTACTCGAACTCAATTTACAGCATTTCGCAGATGAGGGAGAGGGCGGCACAGATGCAGGAAGTCCCGCAAACGCAGGAACAGAGTTAAGCGCAGAGCAAAGACTCGCAGAACTTGAAAAGCAACTTGCAGAAAAAGACAACGCGATAGCCGAGGCAGAAAAGAAGTACGGAAAACTTAAAAGCACTATGGACGTAAAACTCAAAGAACTTGGGGATATGACAAAGCGCGAAAGAGAACGTATGACAGCCGAGGAACTCGAACGTAAGCAGATCGAGGAAATCAAAGAACAAAACGCGATGCTACTCAAAGAACGTGAGGTAGTTAACGCAGAGCGAAGATTTATTCAGAGCGGTTGCGATGCAGACCTTGCAACAGAGGGCGCACAGGCTTTGATTGACCGAGATTTTGACGGTCTTTTTAGCGTAATCGACAAGTTGGTTGCTAACAAGATTGCGGGCGAAAAGTCGGCACTCTTAAAGACCATGCCGAAGCCGCAAGGTGGCAGTTCATCTACGACCATTACACAAGAACAGTTCGATCAAATGAACTACAAGGAACGGGCAAAACTCTTTGAGAACGACCCCGAAACTTATAACAAATTCAAGTAAAGGAGAACAACAAATGGCTATTACAAAACTCGCTAACCTCGTAAATCCGCAGGTTATGGCAGACATCATCGACAAGAAACTCGTTGATTACATGAAATTTGCACCCCTTGCTACGATCGACAATACGCTTGAAGGACAGGCAGGTAACACAATTTCGCTTCCGTCTTTTAATTATATTGGCGATGCTTCAACACTTAATGAAGCGGTAGCACTTACACCCGCACAGTTAACCGCTAGTGCTGTTACTGTTACAATCCACAAGATTGCACAGGGCGTTGAGATTTCAGACGAGGCTATTCTTTCAGCATACGGCGATCCTGTTGGTGAGATTGCTAATCAGTTGGCACTTGCTATCGCTTCACAGGAGGATAACGAGGTTCTTTCAACCCTTGACGGTATTTCGGGCGCAATGGTTCACACAACCGTAGCCGATCCGAAAGACACAGATATTACCGCCGCTCTTGAACTTTTCGGCGAAGATATTGACGGAACAAAGGTTGCTCTTGTTTCACCTGCTGTTTACACAGGTATGAGAGCAAATACAAATTCTTGGATTCCCGCTTCCGAACTTGCCGCAGGCGTTGCTATTCGTGGCGTAGTTGGTGAGTATCAGGGATGTCAGGTTATGGTATCTAACAAACTTAAAACCTCCAAGAACATTTACATCGTTAAGCCCAATGCACTTCGCATTTTCATTAAGCGCGGCGCAGTTGTAGAGGCAGACCGTGACATCCTTAAATTCACGAACGTATTTACGGCATCCAAGCACTTTGCAACTTACCTTTATGACGCAAGCAAGGCTATCAAGATTGTTAAGTCATAATAAGGGGTTAATTAATGGGTACGTTATTGCGTAGGTATTACGGAGACATAAATTCAAACACGGCGGCGAGTGGGGCTGTTAAAGCCCCCTCAAAGCCAACCCCCATAGAGAAACCCGAAGTAGAAGAAAAAGATATAGAGAAAGTCAAGGTCGAGAAAAAGCCCGAAGAAAAGAAACTTACTCGTAGCGAGATTATGAAAATGAATGTTGCAACGGTAAGAGCCTACGCCGAAAAACAGGGCATTAAAGGCGCGAACGCAATGAGTGGCGCGGAACTTAAAAGAATACTTGGCAACAAACTTTTTGAGGAATCAGAGTAATGATTGATACAACCGCTTTTGAAACTGAATTGAATACAGACCTTGCGGCAGAAATAACGGGTAGTGGATGCGAAGTCCTTACAAGTGTTTTAGCCATAAAGGTTAAGGCGGTAGTTCGTGAATTACTCAATATCCGAGAATACAAAAATTCGGGTATGACGGAAGAAGAAATAGAAACGGACATAAACCGCTTTTACACGCAATGTATGAACGTAGCACGTTATGACTATAACCAACTCGGCGCAGAGGGCGAGGATTCTCACACCGAAAACGGTATAAGCCGCAAGTACATTGAACGAAACAGGTTGTGGAGCGGCGTTGTCCCCTTCGCAAAGGTATAAGGTGGAAAGATGAGAACGTTAAAGCGCAATCAGCAAAAACTGTATTACGCCGAGTTAATCGGTAGCGAAGTGATCTACGCGCTTGACGAACAAGGTAACAAGATTGTTGCCTATGTCGATGATACCGTAAGCCCCCCCGTCACATACTATGAGGAACTAGGCACAACGGAAGAACATTACGGTGCGCCTGTTCTGATTGAAGCAAACATTGCACAAAGCAACGGCGATATGGTCGAGCGCGAGTATGGACTTTCTGAAAGTTCGTATGCCGCAATACTTGTTACTGAAAAAGGGAAATACCCGATTACAAAGACTTGTTTGATTTGGCATGAGTCCGAACCGCAGGTTGATGAACACGGGTATGCGTTGCCTTATAGTGCCGATTACACAATTTTGAGTATTAACAAGTCGCTCAATGTTGACAAGTACATACTTGGAAAAGTCGTTAAGAACGGACAGTAAACGCAAAGATGAAAGATGAAGATTAACGCAGGTTTAAATACACAAGATATAAACGATGCCATTAATCGTATTAAGTGGTATAAGAGTTTTCTTCAATGGAAACTCGAACAATTTGTGTCAGAACTTGCAGAAATTGGAATCGAAGTTATACAAGACAATATAAAAGTCGAATATGACGGTGAAGTAAGAAACTTTGGCGATGCCGTTACCTTTCAAAAAGACATCAAAGGCGATGATGAAGCGGTTACTTGCGTCTTGATTGCCGAGGGACACCCCTATTTGAAAGAGTGGTTAACCGGAAGCGCAAAAGTCAATCCGTTGTTAATGGCAGAATTTGGTAGTGGTGCATGGGCGATTGGTGCGGCACAAGGCACATTTCCTAATCAGAAACACGCAAATCACCCCCCTTGGTTTTGGAGGGATATGCAAGGCAGAGCGCACATGAGTTACGGTAATGAACCGTCAAGACCGATGCTTAAAGCAAAAGAAGAAATGGAGCAACAGATACGCGAGGTTGCAAACAGGATTTTCGGAGTTAACGCATAACTATGAGTTGGGTTGCAGAGAAGCAGACAACGATATATTCGAGAGTTAAGGCAATTCTAATGTCAAAACTCAAAAGCAAATATAGCACGCTCTATGTGACAGAGGATAACGTCACACCGACAGACACACAGTTTCCTACGGTGTATATCGCGTTTCTTGGTGCAAATGAGCGGGGAATGACGTTAGACGGAAAAACGATCAATGCGGTAGAAACCATTGTTGAGGTTCACGTTAAGACCACAAAGGCGCAAGGGATGTTGGTTAACAACGATGTGGCTTGGGAAGTGGTAGAGGCGTTTAAAACAATGGGATTTATTGCGAAGATGCCAAACATACCGATTAGCAACCTAGACGGTGTTTACGAATCCGTTTCAAGATTTTCAAGACTTATCGGACAGGGCGATGTGATTTGAATTTAAAACCACACCGCTTTTTTATATCAAAAAACAGTAAAGGAGATAAAAAATATGTCGGCAACAATAGCAGGACTTTCAACCCTCGGAATTACTTTCGGTTATGGCGTTGAAACAGTTGCAGGAACAAAACCCTCATCGTTCACACAGTTAGATCGTATCAACAGTATCGGCGGTATCACAATGGACGTTGAACAGATTGACGCTTCCGCACTTGAAGATACGCAGACAAAATATGTAGCAGGGCGTGCAGACACGGGCGGTCAGTGGTCTGTTACGGTCAATTTCACAGATGAAACCGCAGACGAGTGGAGCGACCTTATTACCGCTTACAACACCGCCGCAGGAAGTAATTTACAGATGTGGTTCGAGGCTATCATCCCGAATCAGACGGATGCTTTCTTCGTTATCGCACAGCCGCCACAGCAGATACCGATGCCCGAAATCGGACAGAACGAACTTCTTACCGTTGAAATCACGCTCACAGTTGTTGAGTACAAGGGTTGGAGTACAAAGGTGGCTTTTTAACACCGAACCTTGCTTCGTTGGCTCTTGGTTCGTTAAATTTAAGTCCAACGTTCAACAAAGACACAGTAGCGTACACGACAAATTCAACAAACGCAACCGACACGCTTTCATACACAACAGAAAGTGCTTCGGCAACAGTTGTTACCAAGTTAAACGATGTAACCTTCACAGGATCAACGGTTACTTGGACGAACAATACCGATACGCTTAAAGTCATTGTCACAGACGGTACGTTCACAAAGACGTACACAATAACTTGCAC